ATGAACAATGCCTTTCGGCTCTCCGGTGGTCCCGGAAGTGAAAAGCACCAACGTTGCCACTTTCTTATCCCTTAACTCGTCTAACAGAGGCTGTTTCATATATCTGTCCTGTTTTGTTATCTTTAATTATCTTCTGAATCGCATCGAATATCTCTTCGAAAGTGTTTTTAGCTATCCACTGCGGAGCATCTTTTGAAAGTTTGGTCTGAGTTACTCCTATCCTGAGCGCATTGACTTTGATATTGTCAGGCACTTCTTTTGCCATGACCTTCGTCAGTGCCTCAATAGCGGCTTTAGAAGCCACATAGACTGCTTCTCCTTGTAAGGACATAGGAACAGCCACCGAGGATATGTTAATGATCTTACCGCCTCTATTTATCATTAATTTGCCCGCTTCACGTGAACAAAGAAACGTACCGACGAAATTAGTTTCCATGATCTGCCTTGCTTTTTCTGCGGTAGTTAAAAGGCAATGGTTCATCGAAGCTATCCCGGCGTTATTAATCAGTATATCCAATTGGATATATTCTCTTTTTATCCATTTAAAATAATCTATCACAGAAGCCTCATTAGTCACATCCATTGTCTGGCTGTTACACCCGATAACAATATGTCCTAAATCCCTGAACTTCTCAGAGAGATACAGACCTATGCCACGGCTGGTTCCTGTGATAAAGATGTTCATGGACGTTCCTGTGTTATTGATTCTAATATTTTCAATGCTTTACTTACCTCTTCTGAACCAGTTATCCCAATAGGAATGCCGTTCACTGCCAGATATAAATAATCATGGTCGGGATTAGGATCAGAATAAAAATCAATAGATGATACCCTAATGGTGTAATAATCTATTTTGATCCATTTGTTATTTGTTTCCATGTTCATTGTAATTCAGTTACATAGTCAATAAGCGTACCCACTGACAGAAACGGCGACGTTCTCCGGCTCATTGCCTTGTCGTCTGCTATTGTCTTTCCGGTCTTGTCTTCGATTGCTACAATCAGAGAGACAAGCGTTATTGAGTCAATATCCCCGACAAGTACGGTATCTTCACTTTTGACAATCTTCTTGTCGAGAGTTGCGTTTAACTCGTCAATGCAAGAGTAAATCAGTTGTTTCATTTAGTTTTCAATTAGATCACAGGTAAATTTATAGCACATGAAAGCAAATGTGCCGATAAGAAATAAAAAACAAAATAAAGGAAGTAGAGATATTGCAACAACTGTAAATAGTATTCTTACCCACAGATGTTTTTTAAAAAACTTTTTAAATTTTTTCATCATTTTGGCGGTTTTTTAAGTATAACTTCATCGTACCATTTCCTTAGCCATCCATAGTATTCTTTGGTTAGTTCAAGAAAATACATATCTTCTTCCCTTACCTCTGTCATGTACCAATCAAGATGTCTTCCGGTATATGGTCTGTCAGATCTTAAAGCTGAATACCATTGGTCTTTCTTCTGTCTGTCATGAACCGTGCAACCAATATCTATCCATGCTTTATGAAATCCAAAGTCTGTCATGTTGCCCCAGAACGCCTTCTCATGATTGATCGCCTGTCTTGTGCAAATGTTATTCGGCAGGTCGTTAATCTCGAATGATAAACCTACTTTCCTAATGTCCTTATCTGACTTCTCTAATCCCCTCATCAAGTGATCAGGAAAGTCTTTAGGCACATCGCTAATGCTTATATCAGAATCACAGAGAAAATAGAATCTGTCAGTATATTTCTTGCATAGGTCGGTTTTATCGAAAGCCCAGGGACCGCAGTTATGATCCATCTTCTCTATCTTATACTCGCAGTTCTTTAACCATTCAACACAAGGACCAAAAGTTGAATCATTGTCAATGATAATCACTTCAAGTCCTGCATCTTTTAAGTCTTTACAAAGCGGTATAGCCCAGGTAAAGCGGTTAAATATGGTAACAAAACATTTAATCATGGTATTCTACATTAAAATATTTCTGATACACCCATGTCCAGCCATGATGTGCTTTGCCGGATGACTTAAAATAGTATATATCCTCTTCTCTTAAGTTTTCAGGTGTTAAATACCAATCAAGATGTCTGCATGTATACGGGCGACAGGCTCTTAGAGCTGAATACCATCCGTCACCTAATCCGCAACGCCCGGCCTTTCGATCCCTGTCATATAGAGCTATGCCAATATCTATATCGCCGCGATAAAATCCGGGAATAATCTCGTAGTTCCAAAAGCCTCTTTCATAGTTAGCTATCTTCTGTGCATAGTCATTCTGCGGTAGGTCGTTAATTTCAGCACTTAATCCCACTTTCCAAACACCGTCTCTATCAAAATTTTCTAATCCTTGCATTAATACGTTGGGGAAGTCTACAGGGACAGACGATATGTCGTAGTCGCTATCTGAGAACATAATATATCTGTCTTTGTATTCCTTCCATAGATCAGTTATAAAGAAAGCCCACGGTCCGGCGTTACAATTCATCCATATAACTTTATACGGGCATTTCTTTAACCACTCAACACATGGTTCATAGGTTGACTGGTTATCAATTAACACTGGTTCAACTCCTGCCTTAACAAAATCCTCACAAAGAGGAATTAGCCACGAATGACGGTTCCAAACCGTTATAAATACTTTCATCTGCGTTTGAATATCTTTGGAATAACATATCTCGTGATTACGAAAGTCGCCACAGTCATACCCATGCCAATCAAGGCCACTCTGTCTCTTTGTGTGCATCTCAGATTATAGTTAGCATTGTATGGAGATACCTTCATTGACTCAATGCTTATAAACGTGCCTACGACAACCACACTTGGAGGCAGTGTCTCTTTTAACTGGGCGTTAGCAGAGAGAACCAAGCAACTTAGAATGATTATAAATAACAGTTTCATGTTAGAATTTATTATAAAGACAATCTTCATATTGCCATTTCTTTCTGCTTACAACTCTCAGCCCTCCATAAGTAATTTCTTCAGGGAGTGCCTCTTTTACTATCTCTTTGCGCAAGTACTTAACAAAGTTCTCATCAATGCTCACCACGTTCTCAAGTATAAGGCACACATAATGCCCCTTCACCCTGAACCGCAGATCGTATATCCTGTTATCAACTGCTTTAGCCGGGTTGCCGTCGTGAATAATCACGTTGCATTTCATCTTCTTGCCTGGCACAAGAATATCAAAATCATGATCGGTCTGTTTCTCTAACTGCTTTAAGTGATCCGGCGATGTTGCTATAAAAGTTATAAAAGGTCTTGTTAACGTGTCGTTATCGTATGCCCATATCGTTCTTGGATTGCACCACGAGGCACCGGAGAGATGGCACTCGTAGTCTACTACCGGGAAACTTTCCACCTTCCAGCCTTTAATCTCCGCATCAACCATCGAAGCCCAACACGGAGCCCCATGATTACAGAAAGGACGTACCTGTAAGTACATGACCCGGTTAATGATAGCACATGAAGGATGAGCATATCTCAGCACATCGGTCTCGTCATAGGAAACTCCGCATGCTTCGTTCTTGCGTGAGACTATCATTGTTGATCCAGTGGCAAACACTCCCTCTTGCATCTGGTCCATCATTCCTTCGATCAGCCCTTCCCTTCGGATAATGCTGTCATTGTCCAGTAGCATCACAAACTCAGTAGTGATATGGTTACGTATTGCATCGTTCATCATATCGCCATGTGAGTTAAGATCGCCCCTGTGCCATACCTTAACGTTCTTATATTTTAATGACATCAGGTCTAAGTATAGAGACGAGTCGTAATCGCCAGGCGAGCCGTTAACCACAAACACCGGAATGAAAGGATAGAACCTCAGTAGTGATTCAAGGCATAACTGAGTAAGCGACCGGGGGGAATAGTCATGCGGGTCGTTGCTTGCCTTACCCTGGCAGATAAGAACCGTTACCTTACTGTTTATTACAGGATCTTTGAATTGAGTTCTGATCATATCCGATGCCCTGTTCTCTGCAAATAATCTGTCGTATGTTGGCTGGTCCATTTTAAAAATAGTTTCGTTTTCGTGTCACTGTCTGGACGTAATATCTAAGTGGGTCGAGTAAATGGTTGAACGCATCATTCGGGATTCCTGCTTTCTTGTCATTCCATGTGTAGTTTCTTAACTCTTTGATAAGGTTAACCGATTCCTTGTCCACAACAAGATCATAATCCTGAACTAATCTTATGCCTTCAACTACACTGCCATCGTATTTAACAACACCTCTGATATTGAACTTTGCTAATCTCAACTCTGCTATCAACCGAGGATCTGCGCTATCAGCAATAACCAAGTCATTTGGGTTTGCATGTATCCCCACGTTGCGCTTGAGATCGCTCACCTGTTGGTTAGTTGAATATAAACATTCCTGAACGTATATTTTTTTTGTCTTTTCATTTACCGCAACTTTAACCATCGCATCCGGATCAGGATGAAACCCAAAGTCCAGACCGAAACCAAAAGGTAATGAGGTATCAAAGTCACCATAGTCCCAATTGGGATAAATCACCCCTTCGAGTTTACCTATCTTCCCTTCGAGATAGACAAGTTTATAGTTCGGGTCTCTCTCTGCTCTGCGCAGAACATCTTTTTTTATTTCCTCCGCAAGAAATGGATTATCGTAAAGCGTTGAATGAATCAATGTGAGATCATCCACATACTGAGGATTGTTGATGAACTGCTCGTATACCCAAAATTCTGAGACCGGATTCCAGTCGGCCCAGATCTGTTTTCGTGTTCTCTGAGCCAGGTGAAAGAAAGTATCGTAGTCTATATTTTGAAGCTCGTTAACAAACAAGTAATCTCTTTCAGGACCATGAACTTTGTCCGGCGAGTCAACCGAGAAGAACTCAATGAGTGATTTGTTTACCTTATAGCTGTTATCTGACTTGTTGTGATCCTTCTCGGAGTATAGTTCATTTCGTTGCAGGAATAAAAGAAAGTCTCTCAATGCACCCTTCTTCAAATGCGGCATTGTCTCAGATACTATTGAAATGATTATCGGTTCTTTTGATTTGGCGGCAATCGTGTATAGTGCCTGGTTGATTGAGTAAGTCTTGGAGCTTCGTGTTCCACCTTCGTTGAAAACATACCTTGTCTTTGCGTTAAGGTTTTTCGTGTAGAGTTTTGATGTCAGAACTTCAACGTCACTCATTCTTTCTCTTTAAATATGATTATCTTTTCTCCTATGTGGTCAATCTCTGATTTATCTCTCAATCCCAAATCTCGCGCAATAATGTTTGGGTTTAAGAATCCGGCGGCCGCTCCTTCGAACTTCTGATTGCGTATTGTTTCCTTCACGTGCGTAATGACTGTAGAAAAATCTTTACTGTTCTTGTCCTTCTTCTCTGAAATTGATTGTTCAAACTGGCTGAAATATACCGTATTCACGTGCAGGAATGAACAAAGACCTTCCATTGTTAAAGCTCTCATTTTAGGTAACTCAACTCTATCAAGTCTGCTTCCTCTAAAGTCTATCTCGATTAATGGATGTTCTTCTGCCCATTTGAAATACTCATAACAGGCCTCTAACATAATGTCAGGGGTGGCAAATATTTTATTCCTCCCATGTTTGCTTCTTAACTTCCAGAACTGATTGCCTTTTGGTGCGCCCATTTTTAAGTTTTAACCCTCCCCGGCCTTTGACCTTTTTTTGAATTGCAAGGCTACCGATCAGCACAGGGAGGATTAGTTTGAAACTCCTTTTCCCAATTCCCTGATCGAAATTACCTTACATGTTAATCAATACCTAATTTTCTGAGCTAATATTATTGACAGGTAGTTGTCAATAACTAAGATAAGATATTAATTAACAGTATTTTGCGTTGTACATAACTCGGTTTTGTCGAATAGTTTAGCGATACTCTTATTCAGGTCGTCAATCTTCATCAAAATTGCATTAGCTTCCGGGTTATCCAATTCGAATCTGTCCGCCTTGAGTCTAAGTTCCTCTTTCCTTATCTGGCAATCAATTAATTTGCCAATTCTTTCGATGTTAAGTGCATATACTTTAT